AGGTTCACTTCTTGACCTTTACTTTATCGATTGTCATCCAACCAACCGAAAGCAAGGTGATTAATGCACCAATAATCTCTTGCAAAGTTTCGGTGTCTAACAAGCCCTTAGCGACGAGGGTTCCACCGATGAAGGTCAAAAGGTGGCGGAGTAAAGCGATGACTGCTGATTTCATAAAAGGGAGTTTTGGGGTTTCGGGGTTGCGTTTGCGGAATAATCTCATTTGCTCTTGGGTTTGTTGGCGTTGTAGTCGGCTTCGTATTGTGCCTCCCAACCTGCAAAGGCGTGGACTCCGCAGGGTTCGGGCCAAATGATGTAGGGTGCAGCGAGTTCGCTCGGTTCGTCTGCGTGGAATAGCACGTCAACCGAGAACTCCTTGCGGACCTTGACGCAGTTGCCTTCCTTGTCGGCTTGTTCGCAAAGGTGGCCGAGGACAACAACGCTATCCATTGGGTCCAATTTGGCGAGGACTTGGTCTGCGATGTTCGCAGATGGGAACGAGAGTTTACGGAAACAGGCCATTGTTAGAGGGTTGACAATGCGATGAGTTCAGCGTTGCTTAGACGTGAGGTGTAGATTGCAGCGGAGCGGATTCGGTCGTTAAGACCAAGAGTACCAGTCGCACTCGTTCCTAAATTTATTTGATTCAATCCGGTTGGACCAGCAGCCGCCGTTCCGGTTGTGACAGCAGCTCCATTTGTGCTTATGGAGTACGTTGTGCTGCCTCCCGAAATAGTATAACCTACCGCAATTTTTAAAGCACCAATCGGAAACGCCCCTAAATTGATTGAGGTGGCTGCATTAAACGAAACAAACAATGTTGTTCCTAATGTCCAAATAATAATTCGTTGCGCCTCTGAACCGCTTGTTACAGATATAATTCTCCTTTCAGCAGCGTTCGCCATTAAATTTACCTCCGCATAAATCGTTCCCTCGGTCTGCCCGATGCATCCGCTGACTGACCCTGTTAGGTTTATCACGTCTGCGTTGCGAGTTACCGCTGCGGCAGTTGTGGGGATGTAGGAGGTGGCAACGGAACCTGTTTCAAGTTGTGCGCCAAAGATGTAGAGTCCCGATGTTCCCGTTCCTGTGTATGATGTGTTTCCCGAAGCGTCTGCAAGTCGGACTTGCACATTAAAATTGACCGTTGCGGTTGGGGTGTAAGTCAAGATGCACCGATACCAACCATTGCCATAATTTTGTATTAAGGCAGACACGCCTATACCCAAGGTTGCCGTCCCTGCGGATAAATTGAAAGTAGCATTAGCCCCACCTCCCGCATTATTAAGAAAATTTACTTGTGTTCTTTCGGCTGATTTTACAAAACAACTAAAAGTATAAGTCGTTCCGCTAACTTGCCCCGCTGGAGTTTGTAAAATAATATGCGTACCAGAAGATGCGTTTTCCTGAATGTAATCGGAATTTGTGCCTCCAAATGGGTCGGTTGTGCCTGTTGAATTTGCAACACTACCTGAGCCAAAGGCATTAAGGCCTACAAGAGTCCAACTTGTATTAAACGCTTCACTTTGCAACAAAACATTCTGCGCACTCGGCTCCACCAACAACGCAGGGCAGCCAGCCGTTCCACCGCTTGTGTAGTAATCCAAGCGAGGCACACCGCTTGCAACGCTCTCAATCAAGCCAGCCGAATTGAATCGGGTCGCAGTAGTCGCACGGGTAACATTGAAGTCCCCCGATGAACCGAGAACAACCCCAGCCGAAGTCGTAGCGATTTGGGTGTAGAGTTTCCCCGTCTTGAAGCGAGCAGGGACGATGAGTAAAGATGGGCTTGCAGGCATCTGCTATGCGTTTAAAAGATTATACATTCGAACTTCGAGGCAGTTGATGAAGCGAACCTCCGCAGCGTCAGCCGAGTCGGTGTTCGCCCGTTGCATAAACGGCTGCCAAGAATTTGAATAAAAGACGAAGAAAGCGTAAGATTGGAAGGAGTTGATGAATCGGGTTTGGAGGCATCCATTGACCGCAGCCTCGGCAGGCAAAGCCCCGTCAGCGTCTGCACGTTGGTTGAATGCAAGCCAAAAAGGATTGCCACCGCCAAGCAGTTGGTTTGTTGGATAGCCGTAGCCGTAGCCTATCAGCATGGTTAGAGGAAGGTGTAACCGATGACGCTACCCACGCTTGGAGTGACGGCCGTAATCTTGCCGCCGTTGCGACCCGAAATAACGATACCAGCAGACACGGATTTTCCCGACATTGCGTAAGCGGTCAGCAGGTTTTCCCCTCCTGTACCCGTCAATGTCATGAAGGTAGCGGCGGCATTCACCACGAGGAAGTCGTAATTCTTGCCCGTAACGGCAGCGTCCACGAATTCCATCGTGCCGCCCTGTCCGAGCATTTGTTGTAAGATTGGAGTTGGCATTGCTTGCGTATTTAGGGTAAATGTAGGTTAGGTCGGAATTTCACAAATGCTGTGGCTATACGGAAGTTGGAACGACAAGGTTGCCACCCACCCTGCCGTGCGGTCATCCCGGCTCTCTACGAACCTCGTAAGCGATACGCTGGATGAGAGGGTCCAGTCCTCGCTTGGGTCGTTTGTAAGCGACGATATGAAGTCCTGTGCTATCTGCAACTGGTCGCTTAAGACCTCGTCCTCGTTGTCCTGCCAACCCAGCGTAGGGCTGCCCGAAACCACTCCGCCCATCGGCTTAATGGACTCCACCCGGTCGCTAAAATAGACACCGACCACAAGGTCCAAAGTCCCAGCATCAGTACTTGCCGACTGCACATCTGCAAACACGAGCGGATAGACGATGCGTTCACGGCTTGGGGTTCGCAGGTTGATGGTGTTGTCCGTGCCGATTGCAAGCGGGTCGCCCGTCCCGAAGGAGTTGACCTGTGGATGAGCATTTGCAAGGTCCAGCAGGGCTTGCTTGATTTTTATCCATGACATAGTTTTGTAACTTGAGTATGTTCTTTTTATGCGCTCCCATTTCAGCAGTCGTTACACGCCCCGAATTGACCGTAAGGGTAGGGGTAGTCAAGGTTGCTGATTCCCATCCTTCGGTTGCGGTCCAAGACCATCCCGGTTCGGTAGTTGGTAGCGTTCGGGTAGATGGTGTCAAGAGCAGAAGGAGGCGAGTTCCAAAGCGGATAGGAGTTGCGGTTCTCCATGAGGTAGCGGGTAATCCGCTCGGAATACCACTCGGCATCGTTCTTCACTTTGTCGGTCAGCCGGGTAATCTCTTCCATGCTCATCTGCGAGGACTCTTCGCTCGTTCTACGGACCATCCCCTTGTTCATGTACTTGAACGCAAGAACCATCGGCAACTCGTAGTAAAGCCATTGAATCATAGCTGGCTGGATGTAATCCTCCAGCAGCGTTTGGTTCAAGGCAGACGTTGAACCGCTGACCACCTGCGTAACCAATTCCCCATACAACGGAGAGCCAACGATGGGCTGAATCCGCATCTCCTGCACCTTGACAACCGTTGGACGGATTTGCGTGTAGGATACGTTCTCGTTGATGATGCTATTGTCCAGTAGCGTTTCTTCGCTTATGAATAGTGCCTTCATGCCTTCGTGATTTTATTGCCTTTGCGGATTACCAACTGCTGCTCCCATACATGGCGACATTGGGGGCGATTCACTCCGCTCGGTGTGTGATACCAACCGCCCCTGCGATTCCATACGGAATATCCCATGATTGCAGAAATCCCGTCGATGTCCTCCCTCGTGTAAACCTTGCCTTGCCCAGCCAAGTCCAGCATGACCTTGCAGAACTCACGGCTGGAGCCTTTGTCTTTGTTGCTGAAACCCGTGGCCCATGCGTATTTGTAGCGCACTTCCAATACAGGCTCTGCAACTTCCTTCACGTTCTTGGGCAGGTTCTGCTCGGCAATGTTGTCCACGGTTCGGCTGATTGGGTAGCGGTCCTTGGTGATTAGGTAAGCGACTCGCTTGGCGACCTTGGCCTTGCTGACCCCGAATTCCTTTGCCATTTCTTCAACGCTTGCGTCCCGGTTCTTCTTGCGGTAAGCCTCAATCTTCATGTCCAACTCTTTCTCTTCTTCGCCCAGTTCGGCAAAGGCCAAGCGGATGTTTTCGTCTATGTTGGTGTCGAACCGCATCGGCTTTGAGTGCATGACATGGTAATCGTCGGCATGGCTTCCAAACTTACTTGCAACCACCTCCAAGACCTTAAACTCTTCATCGCCCCATCCGTAGTCTTCGTCGTCTTCTTCGCCCCAAGTCGGTTCGCTAAACTCTTGGGACTGAACGCCCAGCATCGTGTCAATCTCTTGGGC